GTTCTTCTTTTGTTAATGGCATTAGTCCATCTCCCTACCGAAAAAATCATAATTTAGTTTTATATATTTTTCCCATTCTGCTGGGACTTCACTTTCTTCGAATATTGCCTCAACTGGACACTCAGGCTCACATGCTCCACAATCAATACATTCTTCAGGATCTATGTAAAGTGAATCGGTATCCTTTGGAATGAATCCATCTTCTTTAGCCTCTGCACCTGCACCCTCTTTATCATATGGGCCGTGAATACAATCAACAGGACAAACTTCGACACAGGCTGTATCACAAGTTCCTACACATGGTTCTGCTATTATGTATGGCATTTTGTCTCCTTTATTTTACTACTTTGAATGATGGTAGATATGTAAAGTACTGAATGGTTTCATCAGCAGTTCCACTACCACTTATAATTTTATATTCTACTCTATAGAATCTATCTGCTAATAATGACTTCATATCAAGATTGAAGTAATTACCAGTAGAATCACAACTAACAATTGAACCACTACCATAAGGTATTATGATGTCTTCCGTAAAAACATCCACTAACTGATAATAAGTGCTACCACTTGGTAACATCTTAGCTGTATTGTAACCAGTAGAATATCCAGCCGTTGCGGAAAATGTTTTTTCAGGATATAGTGGTCTTCCAACCACACGAAATTTTACCTTTGAACCTTCCTTGTATTGGTCTCTTTGACTTCTTGGATAAAGTCTTAAATCTTCAATTTCTGTGTTTGTTAAATAACTTAATGAACCAGTTGTCCATACCGAGTCATCCCAAACAGCTTCTAACTTGGGTTGATAGATAGTGTGGGTTTCACGACTAAAGAAAGAAAAGGTTCCCATCGGCGTTACACTACCTTCATCAAGTGTAGAATCTAAATTACCAACACTACCACTTCTCTTGACCATAAATCCTTCGTTCGGTACATCACCGTGAACCCAATTCCAAACTATACTTGTGACATCCATTCTGACATCACTTGGTTCATTATTGAAGGATTGACTTGCCTCATATTGATTATACCAAGTTCCACCCGAACCAGTCATTAAACTACTCCATTGAGTTTTTGTGGTATCATTGTCTCTAAAATTCCAACTACAACCATCACCGATTATAGGTTTATTATCTAGCTTTCCATATCCCATATCCCAAGATTGACTTACAGGATAAGCATATAAATTCTGATTTACATTTAATCCACGAGAATTAGCATCATATAGATTAAGATAAAACTTAGTATATGAACTTGAAGGTATCAGACCACTTGATATAGATGATGAAATGTAAGTAGTATCAAATTTTATAAGTACTCTACTCACACCTTGAACCACACCAGCAGCACTGACATCTTTTGTTACTTCTAATATCTCATCAATACCTGTATTTTGACTTCCACTCCTTTCATAGAGTGTTGTATCTTTTTCAGCGTATTCGAAATAATGCATTTATCTCTCCTATAATTGATTACCTATTGAATCACCTATTGCTCTCGCCTCAATATCAACATTAGGATATTTCAATTCAAATATACTTGGGTCAAGAGACGGATAAACAATACCATCTTTTGTTGCGTAGTTAATATCGTAAATATTACCTGAGTAACCATCAGCTGTGGAAAACTTATTGGTAATTAATACTGATAAATTCTTTGGATTATCAATTGTGGGTGGAACAATAGCACCAACACCATCTACATTAGATAGTTCAAAAGCTAATTCTTGTATGACTATTGGCTGATTTATTTGCCACCTATCGATATTAAAAAATTCTTTTGCCTTTTCTATAATTCTTAATGATACTTCGTCTTTATTAAAACCTGCACGAGCTATAAAATTTACTTTCATACCAATGTTGATTATATATCCATCTTTTATGTTAACAGCATCGGTCATTAATCTATACTGAGACAAATATGTTTTTAAATTTTCTTTTACGGCTAGATTTAAAGTAGTTAAGGTTCTACCTGCAGTGTATCCAAGAGTGTATAGGTTTAATGCGTTTGGGTTTGGTAGTCTATTGGATGAACCAGCATCTTGTGCTTTGAGTTGGTCAAGGTTTCTTTCATCCATAAAAAGATTTGACTTGACTTCTTTCTGCATTGTTGGTATATTCAATTGTTCATCTTGAACAATATATGCTTTAGCGATAGCTCCAAACTTAGGTGGTAATGCATATACTCTTGTTATATAGTCTTCGCGGGTCACACTTCTACCTTGAGCTTGAAAGTAAGCTAGTGCATTATCTTTTAATTCTTTTACGGTCTCCGCACCTTTACCACCAGTAGCAGGAAACGGATTTGTAACTGCGACTGAAGTTTTTACAGTGGATACTAAACCTGAGTCCAAACCTGTTTCATCTAATGTCATACTTAATTCAGATATAGATGTGATACTATCTTGTGTAGCGTTATCTCCTAAACCACCTCCGTGTGAATATTTTATAGTGAGAGTTGTGTTTGCTGGTGCTTGTCCGTAGGCCTCTGTCTTCAAAAAATTAGTTGGGTCAAAATATTTATCCAAGTAAGTCGGACTGCCAGGTAAGGAAGAACCAACATTGTTTGGATTCGGTACTATCTCTTCATCAAAGGAATCACTTATTCCAGCACCAAATCTAATTTCCGTTCTACCATCAGCCCTTATGAATGTCACGAATCTTCTTGGTGTTTTTAGAAGTTTTAAAAGGTATGGAGCTTCATCACTGTATTGTGATAACTCAGGATCATTAGCTGCAACATTACTTACAGAATCGAATATTGTATCTTGTGCTAAGAACGGAACTTCTTTCCAAGTATTTCCATCACTATCCGTACACGATATAATCTCTAATACATTTTCATTACCTAATATAATTCTTTGATACTTTTTGGTATCTCCAAATTCAAATTGTTCTTCCACCACAGTTCCACTTACTACTCCAACAGTCTTTTTCAATAAATAAAATGTTGGTGCCGTACCTGATGTTTCAAAAACAGTCACTGTGGTTGGGTCAAAAGAACTTGAGTATGCAAAGTTTACTTTTTCTCGAATTCTAAATGTAGTTGAACCATCCGACGCTAGTGTACCTTCATTTATTTGTAACGCATATGAATAATTAGGTTTAACATTCACACCACTCCCTTTTGCTGGAATAGTCTGAAAAATATCAAGATTTGTAAATGATGGACTTGATAATTTTGGTTTGTACCCAAATGATTGGGCCATTTCAAATAATGTTTTTGTATCTTCAGCGTAAGCTAATAATTGTTCTTTGAATTGAGAATCAACATAGTAAGATAAAACATCACCAACATATGCTGCCATTTCAATGAACATCATACCTGGTGAGGATTCATTAAAATCATTGTAAGTGTTAGGGTAATATTGTTTAGCAAAATCAATTAAATCAGAACGAAATCCTGAAAAATCTTTGTTTAAATATCTTACTTCTTTTTGTATTGCCATCTATCTCTCCTATTCACCTACGAGAAAACTTAAAGTGATAACTTCGTGTACAGCTGGTTGTATTGTTAATGCAAATTCTAATTTAATATCAAGTTGATGTGGGTCTGATTCGTTCTGTTCGACTTCAATGTTACTGATTGTAACATGAGGTAACCAAAATGCTATTGATTGTTCAATTTCAGTTTTGACAGATTCTAATAAGTTTTCACTCATCGGTTCGAATAATATTTGTAACAAACCACAACCAAATTCAGGCTGTCCAACTCGTTCACCTTTATTTGTCAATAATAAATTTCTAATGTTACTACCTGTCTGTGTAAGAGTAGTAGATGTACCAGGAAAAAACCCACTTCCATCGATGTGATCCATCGGTAATGAAACACCTATTTTGACATCAGGATTTAAATCTTTCTCTAATACTGACAACTAATTTCTCCTACGGACGATAGTGTTCGTTTTTCTTCTTATTTATGGCTTTCATCAAACCACTATAATCTCTTGTGAGTGCGTTTACAACATCCTCACCAACTTGTTCCGTACTCACACCTCTTGCTTTAAGAGATTCAACTGCTCCAACTTGTCTTCTTTTTTTCTTACCTTCTTCTGTATTTGCCATCATTGGATTACCACCCATAAGTTCGTGAACTCTATCAGATGTGTATGTTCCACCGCCCATTGTTGGATATTCAGAATCACCTTGTGGAATACCACCAGCCGTTTCATTTAAAATTTTATTCAGAGATTCATTTTTGGTATACTCTTTATAAACTTTCTTTTTAGGTTTAGGTTGGGTGTACTCTTGTTCTGCTATTTGAGTTAAAGAGGATGAGACTTCATCTTCTATGGAACGACTTGCTAAAGCTTTCTTTCCTTCATTA